CAAAGGTTATCCGCCTGCCTCCCGAAGGATATTTGCGGACCTTCTTAAAGCTTGTTAAAGCCTAAGAGAACGTAGGTGTTCTAGACCAGGAATGACCAAGAAAGTCAGAATGCAGTTCTATAAATGAGAATTTAAATCCTTGTTTATAGGCCCCTTTCACCTCTCCTTCTTAGCAAGCGCTACCATCGGCACGCTCACTACTAAGGGGGAGTTGGAAGAAAATTTCATATCTAGCTCCATAATATGCTTTGTTTACGGGTGTCTTTCACCCCTCCAGTTCTGTGAGACTGGGACTTGTTTCATATTATAGATTGAGCTGCTTAGGCACTCAAGAAGCTATACTGGACGTTTTATTTTCCAGTATGAGCTCCCCACACCTTTTACCACTCTCGATAGATCAGCAAGTACAGACGCAGTCTCAACTTTATATTCGTTGAACGGTCTTACCGAATGATCTAGAGAGTATAAAAGATGTTCTATACCTTTAAGCAAGTCGGAAGCGTGCTCGATTGTAAGGCCATGCCTATAATAAAAGGCAGGGTCTGTTTCAATCGCGTCAACAGCTTCCCCTACGTCTAGTCCAGAGTTTCAATCAAGTAAATTTTCTTCAAAGAAACCCTCAAGACCAGATAGTAGTCCAACCTCACTCTTCAGTATCGCTAATGATGACTGTAGAGCAGGAGCTTCCTTTATAGTAACTGGATCAAACCCTATCCATGCTAGAGATTGGTCACGGATTAAAACATCATAATCCGATTCCAACCTTTTCGCAATAGATAGAGCACGATTTGCTACTATATTGGCAAACTCAGGCTCTCAATCATCATAAATCTCCTCTCTAGTCTCACGACCAGAGAAAGGATATGACGAATCTGAAGACCAAGATATCTTCCCTTCATTTACCTTCATTAACCCTGGAACGAGTTCCAGTATTAATTTTAACGATGAAACTAATGGCATCTGAAAGGAGGCTGATTCAAAATCAAACTCCTCATCAGGCACTATTAGTGATTCTACTAACAGCCGGTGCGGCAACATCCCCTTAAAGGATAGAGCCCCAAGAGCTGCTAATACTGGATTCCCAACTTCTTTTAAAAGAAGTTTGGTACTTCCAAAACGTGAAAAGATACGAAGCAATAGAGAAATACTAGTTAATAGACCTCTAGAAGACAAAGATAGGAATTGACCTACCTTGTCAGCTAGGGATGTCCCTAACAGCAACCTCATTGGTATAGGAGAAAGATCTTTTTCAGCCCAACAAGTTCTCTTAGCAAACTCAAAAATTGGTTTGTCAATAGAACTGATGGACTTGAAAAGATTGATCTCAACCCCTAACCCTTTAGCCACTGCAAGGTATTCTTTCGCTAGTTCTCTATCAAAGATAACTAGGTCATCACCTAATATTTCATATGATTCACATCAAGATTTGTAGGCTACAGGGCCTAAAATCCTAAAAGAAGCATATTGAAGCATAAAGTGATGAGTTACGGCAAGCATTGCTCAAGAACTAAGAGCCCCCATAGGTTGCCCTACAGAGTATCTTAGACCTCCCGTAAGCTTATCTGATCCTTCACCACCATACTCAGACAAGGATGTGTGAGTAAGGTGATATGTTCTTTCTACCAGTAACCTACGCCACGCCTCACCCAAGCCAGGAACTCCGACAACACACGAAAGTATGTTGGCAGAGAGACTAGCTGGAAGACGATCAGTGGCGGCTGATAGATCGAACGAAAACGCACAGCCAGAGACTTGAGCCTTCTGCTGCGAACGTAACACTGATGCATCTTGATCATAAGTTCCATCATTAGGAACCATTTTCAATAATGCAAAAAGTGCGTCGTGCAGAGGAGCCAAGGCTGACTGTGTGATAGGATCAACCATAGCAAAAACTCTTAATTTACCCGCAGCTTCCTCTTTAAGAGAAAGCTGTGCCCAAGGTCCTCTAGAAGAACCCTTAGATACTGCTGGAATAAAAGCATCAGAACAATTCGGAGCTATCTTTTCACGATAGATCTGATTGATCCTTTGCCCTAAACCATAGGCATCTGAGAGTCTCTTCGAAAAGACTTTGGTATTATATCCTGACCCCAGGAGGGAGTCAAGATATAATTGTAAATTCCGTCTAACCTCATTGGAAGACGGCCAATCAAGATGTAATGATCAGGCATCACAAAAGATACCTTTTCATGCTACATGATGACTTGGAGATGCACTTTTGGACATAATAAAAGTCCTAGGTGCAATCTTAAGAGATTTCTGTCAGGCTGGATAGCCAGGGAGGGTCTCAAAGAAACTTCTCATTGCTGAGAAGGATCTGAGAGACTCTAGGAACGCTGGATCTCCACAGAAAGGGTTTACTATGGAATCCACTTTTAGAATATATGGGACCTTAAGAATCCTATATACACTAAAAAGTGAAGACCAAAAGATAAACACCGATTTGTGGCCTTCCCTGATCAATCTTCTGTCTTGACTACCTATTATAGTAGGAAAACCGTTGATTGTTCTAGGAAGAGGCAACCCAGGCTCTAAGGTACGTAAAGTGCCTAATTTGTCAGAAGTACACGATTTCTGAAGACAAACGTAACAGGCCTTCAATCACTTACATGTGATTAAAGGTCCATTCTTTTGATTCATTAAAAGTATAACATCGACAAAATGAGTGATGATTCTTGTTCTATTCCTTAGCCCTTTTATTTTACCAAATGAAAGAGAGATTAATCTCTTCCATGTAGTAGATAAAAGAGAAGCATTAAGTCCAAGGACCTTTTGCTTCATAGGGAACATCTTATCTCTTTTAACGGCTTTAACTCTGATCTTCGACAGCAACTCTGAAAGAGTTGCCGGCTTAGAATTAGAAGTTCTTCCCGGTGCTGACATCATACATGTCAACCCAGATGATAGAACTAAGCTCAACAAAGAGAAAAGAACCAGAACACCTAGAATACGTAAGAGTCAAGTCAAGGGACGTTGAAGGATCAGGTTAACCCCTCTCCGACAACCCTCTAGTCTGACCGGAATACAATTGAATCCCAGTGAGATAAAGGAATCGTTGACTCTTATGAGTATCCATAGATGGAAGTTCTGATCTCAATCTTGAAGTCAGGACCAAAATCTAAAGAATTTTAAATAAAATTTAATTTTCATGGATTAACACATAGTATCAACATCTTAATAACCGACAGTAGGTTTCACACCTCTGCGGACTACCAGAAATAACAAAAGTATTGCCAGAAGGAGTCGACCTTGTCAGTCTAACTGACGTAAAAGGGGCGCTCCACCGGATGCTAATGCCTACTGGATAGTTTTTAGGATTGGTAACCGAAGTTAACAACCAAGGAAGCCAGAACATGGGGGGATAAGACTGCGCTGTTCCGGTAAACCGGGACGCCAGTTCATAATCCTATACTAAGGAGGCCACTAGGACAGGACTCGAAAGTCCTGGTCAAGTGACCAGCCCTGGGGCAGCTTCTAACTACCTAGTGTTTCCACTAAGCTTCTATCAATTCACAAAGAGGACAAGGCAATCCTCGTTACGAAAGTAAC